CAATTCTGGATATTGTCAATAAACTTATCCCAGACCCGGTGGCCAAGGCACAGATCCAGGAGCAGATGGCTCAACTGGAGCAGAACGAAGAGTTTAAACAGATTGATGCACAACTGGCCACCACTCAGCAACAGACAGATATTGACAAGACAGAGGCAACAAACGTCAATGTATTTATCGCGGGGTGGCGCCCAGCAGTTGGGTGGGTCTGTGCTTTTGGATTTGCCTACAACTTTATGATCAGCCCGTTTCTAGGGTGGATTAGTTCGGCACTGCACTGGCCTGCACCACCTGAGATCGCCATTGGCCCGCTGTCACAGATGTTGACAGGTATGCTTGGCTTTGGTGCCATGCGTACTTTTGAAAAAATTAAAGGAGTGAACAGTGGCAATTGATATGACTTTTGTTGACTATGTTACTCCAGTTCCAGCTGATTGGTTAAATAATGTCAACACCTTTGTAAACACCTCACCAACCCCACCAACGGCAGATCTATATCTAAATGTCTTAGATTTGGGGGTTAAGAATGATGGAACTACGGATAACACTACAGCTTATGTGACCGCAGTTAATACCGCTCTCTCTGCTAACAAAGCACTATTCTTCCCCGCAGGAACATACCTGGGACAACTTCCCGTAGTCACGACTGGGGATATGCGGTATGTCGGTGAGGGTGTTGATAAAACAATCCTAAAACGAACTTCTACCGGTACTGGGCCTGTGATTTCATTTGGAGGTAATTTTACCTTCATGATTGAACAGATGACCATTGATGGCAATAAAGCGGCCAATACAAATTCCTCAGTAAATATTAATGTTGCGTCGGGCACTACCTCCTTTGCCATGCAATTTTGCCGTGTTCAAAATGCGAAGACGTACTCTGGAATCAATATTGGAGATAATCTAGCAAATCGGCAAGGAGTCGGTAACCATCGAATTCAGTTTTGTGAGGTGTTGGACAATGATGGTGGTGGTGTACTGATCCAACAAGAGCAGTATATCTCTGTGTGTGATAACGAAGTTCATGATAACGGAGGCACTGGTATCGCTGCCTCCTATTATGTGTTTCCCCCAGTAGCGGCCGCGCAGACATATATGTGGGTTTGCCGTAATAAGGTGTATAATCATCTTTCTGCTGGTGGGGCTGGAATATTTCTTACAGGGTTTATTACTGGGGGTTCTGCGACCTGGCCCGAGTATGGTCCAAGTACTAATGCAAATCAGTATGTAGTTTGCAATGAAAATGTGGTTGTCTCAAATAAAGGTTACGGACTGGTCTGTCAAGCGAATTATTTTTCGGTTTGTAGCAACATCTGTAATTTTAATGGAGACTATTCAAGTCCCAATGGTCCAGCGTATGCTGGTATTCTAGTTAATGGTGCGTTTGGTACCGTCAACAACAACACCGTATATGGCAATTCAGGATATGGTGTTGATATGGGAGGCAGTTCCTACTATACCTTCTCTGGTAATACGGTGATGCAGAATGCCACCTCCGCTGGAGGGGGATTTATAGGTCTTAACCTTGGAGCTAGTCAGTATTGCTCAGTCACCGGAAACACTGTGGGATTAAATGGCCCGCTTAGTGGTGGCCATCAAATTGAACTCCCCGGTTTTGATGGTGGCGTGACTGCATTTCCTGGATTGACCATTGGTGTCTCCATAAAAGATAACTTGATCGTTAATGGATTTGGTTCTACCCAGATTGGTATCTTTGTGTATGGCAATCCCACTAGTTGTTCTATCGTAGGTAATCATATTCAGGGTGGGACAGACAATGATGCTATCATCATCCGGACTAATGCTGGCCTGTATGTGACTGGAAATACCTGTGACGCAACTTCGATTGCAGGACCTGTGATTACCTCGGCATCCGCCACTATCGTACCCGACTGGGCAGAGGTTGTTTTCGTCAATGGCGGTACAGGGATTACGGATCTTCTGACCTATAGTCAGGCCAATCTTTTAGAGACCGTTTGTGAAGCAATTGTTACAAATGGTGGGACCGGATATGATCCAAACCCAGCCAACGCTCCCACTGTGTCGATTAGTGGAGGTGGTGGTAGCGGAGCAACCGGGGTGGCAGCAGTGGATGGATCGGGTCACGTAATATCCGTGAAGATCACCGCAGCAGGTTCAGGGTACACCACAACACCAACGATTACCATTGTACCACCTTCTTCCGGCACAACAGCCACGGCTACAGCGGTGGTTAACTGTAATAATTCTGCCGGGCGGCGAATAACGATGGAATTCAGCGCGAATACACTGATCACGGCAGGAAATCATATTGTTATGCCTACCTCGTCCTTTACTGCTGGAATAAATACCTGTGTAGACTGGCTCGGTAATGCAAATGGCCTCTACATGCTCAGAAGTCGGAGCTCATAATGGCAATATCGGGAAATGCAGATTGGAATCTTACCAGAGACCAGATCGTTAACGCAGCCCTGCGCAAGATCGGGGTTGCTGTTGACGGTGCCACCCCAACCGCCACCCAATTATCAACTGCTCAGGAAGCCCTTAATAATCTCGTATTTTCTCTGTACGCTCAGGGAATGCCTGTCTGGGCGATGACCACAACCTCTTTCACTCCGGTGTTGGGTCAAATTGCGTACCCAGTGGGATTGGGTAGTGGCGTAGGTAATTTGAATATCCAAGCCCCTTTAAAGATCACACAGGCCTGGAGTCGGGATAATATCAGTAATACCGATATACCTATGAATATCTATACTCAGTATAATTATAATCTATTGAGTACCAAGATCAATCAAGGATATCCTGTCCATCTTTGGTATCAACCACTGAATCAGGCAGGTACAATTACTATATGGCCTTCACCTGACCAATACACAGCGACCAATCGTTCCATTTTCTTTGTTTATCAAAGAGCATTTGATGAGTTTGATGCTGGTACCGATACTCCAGATTTTCCACAGGTGTGGCTCGAACCACTAATCTATTCCCTGGCTCATCGACTCTCTCCGGAATATGGATTACCCTTGAGTGAGCAAGATAAACTTAATGAAACCGCCAACGCTTTGATTCAAAATGCCCTGAGTTTTGGTACCGAGGAGGGTGCGTTGTTCATTCAGCCTGATTGGGTTGTTATGGGTATGGGTTCTGATAATCCAAATGGATATTAATCGGACAAGTTATGGCTACTAATCCTTATTTTACGCAGCTACACACACAGCGGTTCTCATTTATTGGCTCTCCCCAGCAACGAGATGGAACGTATCTTAAGGACCAACGTTTCCTGAATATGTATCCGGAATTGATAAAAAGTCCAGTGACTGATGGTAAAAAGTACTACCTTAAAAAGCGTCCGGGACTGAGTAATTACATTCTTCATCCGCCGGGAGAAGGTCGAGCTGCCTTTTACTGGCAGATTACCGACACATATTACTATGTAATCGGCGATACCCTTTATGTGAATGGAACTGGGATCTTCACATTTCCAACCAGTACGGGGAGAGTGGGTTTTTGTGAATTCCGTTCTGATACTGTGGATGAGTTGTTTATGTGTGATGGTGTAAATGGTTGGACCATTTCCCAGACCAATTCTATCTTTCACATTACTGATGCGAATTTTCCCAATTTTCATATCCCCAATCCAATATTCTTGGATGGATACATTTTCTTGGCTACTCGCGGGAGTCAGCAGATTCGTAACAGCACCCTACAAGATCCAACGACGTGGCCTGTTGATGGTTTTATCGATGCCGAAATGTATCCAGATAATCTTGTAGCTCTAACGAAGGCTCAGAACTATCTGGTTGCTGTTGGAACAGAATCCGTGGAATTCTTGTATGATAACGCGAATCCGACAGGATCACCTCTGCAACGGAATGCCCCAGCTGTATCTCAATTTGGTTGTCCCGCCCCCTATACGGTAAACCAGACAGAGAAAGAAGTCATCATGGTAGGTGCCACAGGTAATGGTGGCCGGACAGTCTGGATGATTGATGGATTCCAGCCCACCGAAATTGCACAAGAACCTGTCCGAGAAGCTCTCGATGCAGAAGGAGAAAATATAGTCAATGCATTTGCGTGTACGATCCAGTGTGCAGGACATAAGTGGTATATCCTTACATTGGCTCTGCAAAATAGAACATTTGTTTTTGACTTTGAAGAACAGATGTGGCATGAGTGGTCTTTAGATTTGACTCAAAATGGATTTCTCTTTCCTTTCTGCGCAGATAGTGGCAATGGACTGCCTTTTTTCCTTCATGAGCAAAATGGTCAAACAGCTTTATTGGGGGCTAACAACTATACAGATTTGGGTAACCCGATCAATTGTGTCGTCACAACCAGCAAGGTTGACTTTGACACCATCATGCGAAAGCGATTCTATCGGTTGTCCCTAATTACTGATGCCCCGGATGGGGACACTTCGGTACCTATAACTGTACAGTGGTCGGATGATGACTATAATACCTGGTCATCGGGAACCACACTGCAACTTAACGGCAGTTATCCCACCATAATACAATTGGGATACAGTCGCAGACGGGCCTTCATGTTCACTTATCAGCAACCCTATCCGTTACGGATGGAGTCGTTTGAACTGGACATCATTCAGGAAGTGAGGCGCTAATATGGCAGCCGGTCTACCTCCGCCACCACTTAACTCTCCCAATGGAAGTTACTACTGGCTTGAGTGGTACACACAACTAACCAATGCCTTGAATCAGCAGGGCTTTCCATTTAACAATCTTGATTTCACTGGATCAGATATCGCCAGTATCCAGACACGGAATCATAATGAACTAACCGCCATTCAAGGTGGCAATGCTTCCGGTACCACCCCCGGATCAGGTAACGCGTGGCATATGACTGGTAAGGGGTATGTGGACTCCGGGGGCACTCTGCATGGAGCACCCACAGGTTGGTCTATAGCCAACCCATCGGCTGGCTCCTACATCGTAACTACAACGGGCCTTGCTTTAGCTTCCCCCAACATTGGCGCTGTGGGTCTGTCGCAAACAACTGGAGTTCTGGTCCAGTGGGCCGATACCTCCACTGCAGGCCAGATTACCTTCCACCTGACTAATCCTGGGGGCACACCAACCAATGGTGCTTTCACTTTTATCGTGAGTTCTTGACGATGATTAAAACAGTCTTGACCAGGGATGACGCCCTGAACATCATGGCACTTGGACGACGATTACACCAGGAGTCCCGGTTTAGTAATTTGCCTTACAACGAAGAACGATGCTGGATGGTTTTACAGAACACTCTGGAACATCCTGACAAATATTTCATTGCATTCGATGAAGAATACCATGGATTCATTCTGATGGTTATGACAGAAGAATTCTTCTCGGGTACCAAATGGTCAGGAGACCGTTGCCTTTATGTAGCTCCCGAACATCGCGGCGGGTCATTGGTGGTTAGATTGTTGGATGAAGCATATAAGTGGTCAAAAGAACATGGTGCAGAGGAGATGGTAATCTTGCACAATACGGGCATCAACACTGATACAGCCCCGAAACTTTTTAACAAATTGGGATTTGACATGAAGGGTTATATCTTTGTACGGGAGATCCAGTAATGTGTGGGATTCTTGATGATGTTGCACCGATTCTGGGTGGTGTGGCCGGGTTTGCCTTGGGTGGCCCGGCAGGTGCTGCTATTGGTGCTGGCCTTGGTGGAGCGGCAGGAAACTACGCACAGACCCATAACTTCGGTGATGCACTTGGTGCGGGGGCTTTGTCCGGAGGCGCATCCGCATTAGGATCTTTTGCTTCGGGTGGGGGCCTCGGATTCGGTGGGCTCCTTGGGGGTAGTGATGCCAGTTCTGGGTTCACAAATCTTGGCACAGGTGTTGGACTCGGGGCGTCAGATACTGGTGGTCTGGAGAGCGGTGCCGGTGGTGCGGGTCTCTTCGGCGTTGGTGCCGGTACGGGCACGGCCATAGGGAATGCCGCAGGTTCCATGGGCGGCGCTGGGCTCGGTATCGCGGGTGGCTCTAGCCTCCCTGGTGTGGGTTCAGGACTGGGGTATCTATCCGGTCTCGGCGGAAGCACCTCGGGTACCGGGCTGGGTCTCGGTGGTGTTGGTTCTAGTGCCGACCTTAACGGCGTAGTCAATGCCACTCAAGGTCCAGGTGGTCTGACTTCGGGCACGCCGGTACCCGAGGTGATGGGACAAACTCCTCCCACTGCCGGTGCTGCTGGTGTGGCCAGCCCGACTGGTGCCAATTCGGTTGGTTCTTTGTCCAACTCTGGTGGTGTTGGTATGGAGGCTACCGGGTCCCCGATGGGATTCGATCAGACGGGTGGTGCTCAATTTACCGATGCAGGGGCTCAAGGAGCCGCTCCACAAGGCTCGCTAGCCTCTATGTATGGTCCTACCTCAGTTGCAGGTGGGAGCCCCCAGGGAGCCCTTATTGCCCAATCTGGTGGTGCTGATGCAGGTGGTGGTGGGGTACAGTTCGGTGCCTTGGGTGCGGGTACTTCTGCTTCGACTGGAGCCACTGGGGGTGGCGGACTGCTCAGTATGTTCGGTAACAATACCACAGATGCTTCCGGGTTAAGTCCTATGAACGCTTTGGCCCGTGCCGGGATCGGTGCTTATCAACAGTATGCTCAGCAGAACGCAGCAAACAATTACCGGAATTCCATCAGTAATATCTTCAGTCCTACGGGAGCCTACGCCCAACAAATGCAGAGTAACATCGCTCGTCAATACGCAGCACAAGGACGGAATGCAGAAGTAGGTCCCCAACAGGTACAGTTGGCAGCGGCATTGGCCCAGGCTCAAGCACAAGCACTCGGTGGTAACAACTATGCATCGGCTGCTCGCAATACGTCAGGTGCCAACATGCTCAATGGATTGTTCACAACCCCTGGTGCCATGCAAGGTCTCAACACGGCTGTCACCAGTGGATGGAATGGTTTGCAGTCCCTCTTTCAGTGAGTGAGAAATGGCGTACGTAAATGATGCACAGACGTTGGCAGATGTGGTTAGTCCCATTGAAGCGGCCAATCAACTACAGACACAGAATGCACAAGCTAATGTAGAACAGCAGATCAAGAATCAGGTAGCAGCAGGTCAAGCTCCCGCTGATATTGCCAAGCCTGGTTTGATGAATCAACTGACCCAAGCCCAAACGACAGCTGAGCAGGGTCTGGGGATGCAACAACAAGCCAAGGGATTGGTTGATATGTTTGCCGCACCCAGTGGTGCTCAAGCAACAGTTGCTGGTAACCAAGCCAAGATGACTGCTGATCAAGCGAGTAAACTGGGTAGCCTTGGTCAGATCTCTGGGCAGATTGCGGGGTATCTGGATAACGTCCCAGCACCGGCTCGGCCCGCCGCTATGGCACAGATCCTTCAGAATCAGGGTGTTGATCCTGGTTCAGTGGGTCCTCTTGCTAGTGGCGACCCGGATATGCTCCGTAAGTTTTCTGCCAATGCTATCCAGACCTCCCAGTCATATCAGGTGGAAAACCTCAAGAGCCAGACTCAACAGAATGTGGCGCAGACGGAGGCCGGCAGTCGTGAACAAGTGGCGCAGACACTGGGACAAAGCCGTCAAGCCGTGGCACAGACAAACGCGGAAGTTAAGCGACAACTTGCCCCGTTGCAATCTATCATCGGTCAGTTGACAGCTAAAGCCGCCAATGGCACGGCGACGCCACAAGAGCAAGCTATCCTGCAATGGGCTCAACAATCTAATCAGCTTATTCGCAGTGGAGATCCATTCCAGGCAGGTATCACAGGCACCAACGTACAGTCAAATGTACCCAACGTGCCTAACGTACCGGGGCAACAAGCTCCGGGGCAACAACCGCCTGCTGCTCCTGATCAGAATGCAATCGAAGCAGAAATGCGGCGTCGAGGACTACTCAAATAATGGCAGATCTCTCTCAACTTTCTAATGATCAGCTTACACAACTGTATGCGATCACCAAGAATGAAACCAAAGGGGCTCCGGATAGTTCGACTATTACGAGTCCCAAGGGAGCCCAAGGCTCTATGCAAGTAATGCCAGCTACCCAAGGTGACCCCGGATACGGTGTCGCTCCCTCAAATGGTACACCAGAAGACACGGCTCGCGAGGGCCGTGATTACTATTTGGCCCTTAAGAACCACTATGGAGATCCTACCACTGCGGCCATGGCATACAACTGGGGTCCTGGCAATGTTGACAGTTGGTTGGCACAGGGTGGCGATCTGAAAGACGTTCCTCCCGAGACATTGAAGTATGCTTATAACTTCAATCAAACGACGGGGCAGGCTCCATCGGCAAAAGTTGATAGTCCCGCTCCGCAATCTACAGGTACTGATCTATCAAAGTTGAGTGATAATCAACTGAAGGCATTGTATAAGGCACCCCAACCTGTGGGTCGCGGTATGCAGGCAGTTAATGCACTTAAGCCTAATCCAGAAACTGGCGCAGCTTTAACAGGTACTGGAGAAGCCTTTGCCAATATGGCATCAGGTGGTGCTGGTATGATTGCGGGTGGCCTCAAATCACTAGTGGATCTGGCTACTGGTAAGAGTGCCAATGCCACATCTGATATCCAGAACATCGAACAGGCCCTCACTTACCAACCCCGCACTGATGCGGGTAAAGCTATTCAGGCTAAAGTACAGGAAGGATTTGGCAAGATCGTGGATGCCATGAAGGTTGGCGCAGCCACCACCCTTGGTCCTCTTGGTGTACCAAAAGAAGTCTCTGATACCGCTGCTGAGGTTGTTGCTAACATTGCACCTATGCTTATGGGTGGGGGTGAGTTTACCCCCACGGAAGCCATCAAGCCGGGTATGGGTGTCAAGGATGTGGGGGCAGCCAGTGAATTGGATAAGCTCTCCGCACTACAGGAGCAGAACCAGCCCACCCAAGCCCCTGCTCAACCTATGGAACCGAACGCTGGACCTCAACGTCCTCCTATCACGGTAGACTCAGCTGGTAATGCAGTTGATCCGTTGCACCCGCCCGAACCAGGTAATGTTGCTGGACAGCAAGCGTATGAAGCAGCAGTCCGTCAAGCACAGTTCAGCGCTCAGGATCTGTTCCCCAGCACACTGACGGACACCTCGGGGCAGGCTACTTCCTTCGACCCTAACCGACTGGCTGGGGAGGAAGCTCCAGAATCTCGTGGGATGATTTCCAATCGTCGTCAAGGAGAATTACAACTTGATAACAATGAACCCATCCGAGTATCGTCGGAGGGAGAGGCGTTTCCGGAAGGTCAGGTAGCTAATCGTGATACCATGCAGGCTCGTACCCAGTCCATGCAGTGGGAGAAACCGGAAGCACTAGATCCGGAGAGTGGTGTACCTCATCAACAGGAAGGTGTCCCTTCAGATCGTATCGCCGCACCTGATGAATTTGCCCAAGCTGTGCAGACGTTGGCGGAGAAGGAGCCAGATAAGTACTCAGTGCCTGCTGATATGGACAAGGCTTATGGCAAGTATCAGGATATTGTATCGGGCGATTTGAATCCTGGTTCCATGGCCAAGAAGTTTACCGAAGCCGTGCGGGACCAGCTGGCAGAGGATCGGATTAATAACCATCCGACCATCAAAAACAACCAGGCACGTGTCGATGCCATCCAAGCACGATTGATTGATGCCCAAGGAAGGGCCGCACCTACTCGCCAGTTACAGAGCCAACTTGACAAAGCAACTCAGACATTGGAAAAGAGTAAGGAGAACATTGGTAAGGCTCTGGGAACGGAGAACAATCAACTGCTGCCATGGGAAAAAGACGGGGCTGTAAATCTGTACACCTTTGGTCACCTTCCTTCGGTGATGAAATCTATCGGAGCCATCCTCAAAGGATTGCACGGTGTGGTGTTCCGCACGCTGGACAAACTGCCCAGGTCGTTTGGTAATCTTGATTCTACCGGTAAGATTATTGCGCAAGGTATTCGCGACAAGATCGCAGATCAGGCCAACAAGAAGTGGGATACCACGGTTAATGAACAACCCAAACAAATCCTTAAAGGTATTCCCGGTCTCAGGGAGGGACTGAAAGACTACCTCCCTTTTGAAGCACGGGAGGATCTCTCTCCCGCCGATCTCAAGACGACGATGCAACAAGCACCGGATCTGTCGGGTGGTGCCGTGTCCAACTTCATGAGGAGCAATCTCCTGACTGGGCAGCAGTTGGCTGCCTTTACCAAACATCCTCTGGTGAAATATGCGGTAGAAACTATTGATCGTGCCATGAGGGAGTCTGCACGGTATGTCCGGGAGAACCTAACTGGTAAGGACGGGCTTCGTGACTCGGTACGTCAACTGAGTGATGATGAGTTCTCCAGTATCTGGCATCTGATGCAGGAAGCTGAAGGGAAGCAGGAATACTCGGCTGATCAACTTCGACGTGCTGGCTTCAATGAC